CTGTATTGCGACTACATGAAATTACAATTGAAGAACCAATTATTACTATATCAAAACCATTAAAGAATTGACCAGATAATGTAGCAGTTGCGGCAGTTCCAACTGTAATTGTGTTACCTGATAACGTTAAAACAACAGCTTCAAGTGCTGTAGCAGGGGTACTAACAACTAAAAATTGATTGGTAGCAGTTAATATTGCACTATAAAACAAATTTGCTGTGGCTCTAATTACTGTCCAAGAACCCCAAGTTTGCGTTGATGATGTGTATATAATTCCGTAAAGTGCTGTTGCATTTCGATATATAAATAATGTTCTATCAGAATCAATAGCATATGCATTATATAGACCACCATTTACGATGCCTGACACATTATTTAATTGTCCAGTTACACCCGTTAATACTGTCCCACTAATAGTCCATACGCCAGCCGTAGTAGAGTTATCTGCCAAGCCTACAAATGCAGATTTAAACGGCTCAATAAAGCCTAAAATAGTGCCCGCATTATTTAATAATTTAATTGTATATAAACCATTATTTGCAATGTTAAAGACATTAGCCGATCTTGTCATCGTAGTTGCATTGGGTAATGTAACTGTTTGACCGTAATTAGTAGGCGTAATGGATTGTGCGCCACTAGAGGCAGAGGTTAATACTACACTACCTGATGCCGTTGCACCCCCAGAACCAGTAACAGCAATAGTAGTCCACACTGGTGCCGCTGCACTGCCTGCAGAAGTTAAAACTTGACCGTTAGTACCATAAGAGGGGCTTGAGCCTACGCCGATTGCACCTGATGTATTTAGCGTGATCCGTGGTACATTGCCGCCTCGAAGTTGTAGCTCTCCAGAGCTATCGCCTGATACGACTGCACCCCCCGATACGGTATCTGCATTTAAAATGGTTGGCATAATTTACTCCGTTATTTTATCCGCAGAGGCTTGGCTAATTACATTTGACGCTACTAAAAAGTCTAGTAGTTCTATTGCGCCAGCTTTGTTTTTTGGCAACTCTGCTTTAACCGTTACGATTTCAGGTGCAGAGTCGTTGTCCCATTTAACTTTTTCAGCAAGAGTTAAGCCGTTGCGGAAGTCATAATCTGTCCACAATTGTTTTTCTTGTGGTTGCACAATAGTCGGCTCTGGGATTGGGCGTTTAACTAATTGATTATTTACCCAACCATCACCATTTTCAGCATCATCAGGTACTTGAGTATCGTAAAACTTCGCAACATCAGCGTGATAACAATCTTGTGGGTTGCCATGACATACGTCACGCACTTTATCATTTTCTATCCATGCGTATTTCATATTAATATCCCTCTGTCCAAAATAGTATTACTGCACCACCACCACCATTACTAGTAAATGTTACGCCACTACCTCCGTAAGCAGCACCCCCACTACCACCACCTAAACCACCAGCACCACTAGTTGGGTTATTACCACCAGCACTCCACATAGCAGCCGCACCGCCTCCACCAAATATACCACCATCACCACCATTGATGTTTGAACCACCGCCAGAGTTAACAGCCCCACCGCCACCACCAAAAGCACCACCAGCACCTGCAATATTAGGAACGCCGGTTGATGTACTAGCATTACCACCACCACCTGCGCCTGTAGCCCCTGCCCCTGCATTAGCAGTAGCACCACTCCTACCACCACCACCTGAACCACCAGCAGTTTTATTTAAAAACATTTTAAAAATATAATCTAATTGAACACCAGTAGGATTAGTTCCAGCAGCACCAGCACTACCACCTGCTGTATTCATCCCCGCACCACCAGCAACACCTACTGTGCCTGATACAGGAACTGGGTCTGATGAATATGTACCTGCACCACCACCACCTACACCACCTAAAGTTATATTACTTGACGGGAACATAAGACCACCACCACCTGATGCACTATAACCAGTAGCAGTATTATTTCCAGAGGCATAAAATGCGCCAGCACCACCAGTTGCTAGTGGTATACCAGTAGAAGAAGTTATAGAACCTGACCTAGCGCCAAATGGAGAACCTCCACCTGTAGCAAAAAATCCATTAATGCCAGCAGGCCCTGTTACAGACCCAGCTTGCCCACCAGAATATACTACTCCTCTACCAATACCTGTAACAGTACCTCCTAATGCCCCTGTAGTTGTTGCTTGACCAGTTACAGCAGCTTGACCAGTTCCACCAGCACCACCAGTTAAACTAATAATAGTACCAATACTTGTTGTGCCTCCAGCATTTCCATTAGTGACTGTATTAGCACTATTAGCCAAAACGCCAGCACCTCCAGCACCTACTGTAATTGTTGGAAAGATTTGTCCAGGAATTACATCAATAGCGACTATGCACCCACCACCTCCACCACCACCTGATGCAACCCCAAAACCACTAACACCTGAAGAAAATGCAGCCGCACCACTACCGCCACCACCACAAGCAACAACTAATATCTGATAGACATTCTGGGGCACTATAAAATCATTATATGTACCAGGTGATAAATAAGCCTTAAAGTTTTGCCAGTTAGCAGGTGCAACTCTTGTCGCTACATTAGGTGGTAGCGAATAACCATACATACCTTTATTCATTAGAATGAGCCTCCATAAGCAGTTACACGAATACCAGTTTGCGTTACAGTTGTTGTAGCACGCAATGAGTAGCCTGTAGGTAAAGTCAATGGCATGACGTTAGCATTACCATTACTTGAAAGTACGGCTGAATAAGCTGGCGATGTATTGCTTGTTGTTGTAGCTTGGACAGGAACTTGTTGCCATAAAATATAATTTGTACCATCAAAAATAAATAGGTTAATCAAACTTGCTACCGTAGTTGCCACACCTTGAATATCAATGTAGTCAATGCGAGAACCACTAGCACCAGCAGTCAATACTGTACCTACCGTAGTTGGCGCTGTAAGTGATGTATCAGCGGTTGTTAATAGTGCTGACCCTACTATGGGGGTTGATGCGTATTGTGCTTGCGTTGCCATTTCTTGCTCCTTAAATTATTCCAAACCCAGTCGTTCCCATAGTTGGGGCTGCGTCGTAACCATTAAATTGTAATACAAAATCTTGTGCTCCACTAACTGCTGTTGCCCATGTCGGTGCAGAAGCCCCTGCACTAGTTAGAACTTGTCCACTTGTACCTGCAGGGGTTGAGGCATAGTTGGTGCCATCTCCATACACTACACCACCTGCGGTTGGGGTATTATTACCTACTATTGTTACTGGCATGTCTTACTCCTTAAATAACTACCCATCGTTGTCCACTAGATACTGTTACGGAGAACCCTGATGAAACAGTTACCGGACCTACAGTAAATCCATTTGTCCCTACTGGTATGGTGTAATCTTCACCTATAGTGGTGTTGTTAATAATAATCGACCCACTGGCTCTTGCAGGAGTACTTACGGTAGTCCACGTCGGTACTGAAGCTCCGTTAGAAGTTAACAGTTGACCTGCTGTACCATTAGCTATAAACGCTGTAGCCCCTGACCCTGTTTGGTATGGGATTTGACTAGCCGCACCTCCTGCTAGGTTAGTGGCTGTAGTAGCTGTGCCAGCCGTAGTCGCTGATCCCGCTGTTGTAGCTGAGCCTACTGAAAGGCTTGACTGGTCAGCAAATGTTGGGGCGCCTGTGCCACCTGATAACAATACTTGGCTAGATGTGCCCGCAGAAGACACATTGTAAGCACTTCCTGTACCGTACGCGATACCTCCGGATGTTGGAGTACTTGTTGAGTTAGTACCGCCAGATGCAATTGGTAGAGTGCCTGATACCGCTGATGTTAAATCTACTTTACCATATGAAGGAGCTGCTCCTATGCCGCCTGATAACAACACGTTGCCAACAGCAATGTCAGAAAGTTTAGCTAGTGTTGTTGTAGTGTCCGCATAAAGCAAATCTCCCACTGCATAAGCGCTTTGGCCTGTACCCCCACGAACTGCAGGAAGTGTACCTGCTCCGATATCCGCCGCTGATATAGTAGCCCAGCTTGGAGCCGCTGATGCCGCACCTGTACCCGTTTGTGATAGGTACTGTTTAACGGTTGTTGTGTTACCTGCTAGTTTAGTTAAAGTATTGGTAGCACCAGAGTATAAAGTATCGCCAAGAGCATACGCCGTTTGGCCTGTACCACCGTTAGTTGCACCCAATGCACCAGATATTGCACCTGCTTGGTCTAAGGCAACGGCATTCCACTCAACCTGAGTTCCTGCCGCATTAACCGTTAATGATTTATATGCCGCACCTACGGGTAATTTTGCCCAAGTGTTCGTTGCAGAGCCATAAAGCAAGTCCCCTGTAGTTACCGTATTAACGCCAGTACCACCGTTTGTAGGAGCAACAGTGCCTGTAAGCGATATTACTTGTCCTGTAACATTAATGTTCGTGCCGCCAGTGTATGTTATACCACCACTAAACTGCGTATAGGTTAAAGGCGTGTAGCCAATAATCATTGTGTTTGGTTCTGTTGTTAGAACGTGCGAGTCACCAGCATTAATTGCACCTTCTTCCGTAAAGAAGTAATCACCTGTACCAACTCCATTTGGGTCTCCTGGATCTACCCTATTTGCATCAGCAGAACGGGTCAATACCCAGTTAGTAGAACCGCTACCTACAGTAGTAACAACATATACACCATTCTCGGCACCGTTGGTCTGTAAGCGAACCATCACACGGTCGGCCACACTTAAAGCTATGCTATCAACGTTTAGTGCAGCTTGAGTACCTGCGTTTGTTAAGGTAGCGCCAACGCCAGAATTTGCTCTGGTAGCATAGGTTAGACCAGCGGCATTAGTTAGCCCTGTGATTTGTGTACCGTTAAAGGTTAGCGATAGGGTTAGCTGATTTAATGCAGGAGTTGAGAATACAAAGTAAGCCGTGTTGATAGATAAGCCATTACCTGCTGTGGTAGTTAGCCATATCTGGTCGTTTACTACTAGGCCATGGTTTACCGAGGTTGTTACAGTAGTCGTACTTGTAATGGTAGTAATGTTAAATGTTGTACCACCCTGCACGTAAGTAGCGTTTAAGTTGGCTGTTGTTTCAACCCGTACAGGCTCGTGAATGTGTAGCCCTGCAGTAACCTGATTATCTACATATTGTTTTGTAGCAGCTTGTAACGCCGTTGTTGGGTTTTGGTTTAAAAGAACAGTGCTGCCGAACGATGCTGCGCCTGTGACGTCAAAGGTGTCACTTATTGTTACACCCTTTTGAATCTCGATTGATTGGTCTGCACCTGAAATACGAACTGCTTCGTTTGTTGTATCAACACCGCCAGTAAACAACACTAAGTCACTGTTAAGCGTTCCTGTACCGACAAATAAATTAGATGTTTCCCCCGCCGCGCCAGTGCCTGTAGTCAAGCCACTGTTATATAGATAAGCAGAGTTTGGAGTAAAAATTGGGTAGGTTGCAGACGTGTAAGTAGAACCACTCATCCCCATATCAACGAAGTAGTTAGTGCCATCCCCTAGGTTGTTGTAGGCTACGATATCAGAAGACGCGTCAGACCCGTTAAATTGGTTCTGAACGTATACTTGTTGGAAGCTGTTTACGTTGCCGTAAAAACGACCTAGTGTATCCCCGTATGGGGTTGGAATACCACTTACCCCAGGGCCTAGAACCGTGATCGGTCCAGCATTAATTAGAGTATCACCATCCGGCTCTTCGTAGATGGCTTTTTCAGAAGGGTACGTAATAAATATGTCTTTAGTACCAGCAGAGAACGTAACAATAGAACCGCTATTAGACGAGGAAAGAATAGTATCGCGGGTTATTTTATTACCCGAAGATACGTACGTACCAATACCTACTTCCCATTCAGACGTGGTTTGCCCTGCTATAGCATAGTACGTTTGGTTGCCATTACCAATAACACTAAATGCTTGATAGGAGCCTGTAGCTCCCGCAAGAAATATGTCCCCAGTACCTGTTGTAACTGAGGTTTCTTTAACCCGGTCTTTAAGAACTAGAGCCATTTTAGACTCCTATTCTAAGCTATACGGATAATTGCGTTTGTTGCGTCCGCTGTTGGGAATATGATTGTAAAGTCACCAGCAGTTGATGATTTATCTGAACCAAAGTCCAGCACTGCAACAGCAGTATCATCAGTACTGTTATATATCAACGCGCCACGGGCAGTGATTGTAGCTGCTGACCACGTGGTATCCGCAAAGTCAATAAACGCTGTAGTGCCAGATGATGTCGGTATTTGAGATACTGTAAGAGTATTCCCGCCAGTAGTATACCCACCACCTGAAGCTACTTGGCCTGTAGTAGAACTGTAGTTTGTGGTTCCTGCGCCCAAGTTAGCTGCTGACGTATACAACGCGATTTTATAAACCTTTGTTGTGCCCGTATTAAAATTTTGTGCGCCGCTCAATAACTGAACTTTAAAGCTTGTGCACATTGCTTGTGAAATTGCCATGTCCTGCTCCTAATTTATTAGATGTAATAATACCAGATTATGTTCGTAAATGGTTAAGGGCCTGGAGACAGTGATTTAACCACCAATCTAGACATACCATCACGCCATTCATCTCTACGACGACGACCTTGCTGCTCAATACCAAGACCTTGAATAGCTTGTTTATAGCTATTTTCAAAGTAGCCCATAAGCTCCCCTGGACCTTTAGTATAACTGTAAGCCTGGATAAGGCATGCATACAAAAGGGCTTCAGGAGCATTAATACTGACCCATGTCTCTGGGTTAGTCGCAGATAGCTGCTCCGGTTTACGGATATAGCCTAATTCCACCACATAACTTTGATCCGGCGTAGGCGCTATATAAAACGTGTTTTGATCCCACACGGAATAAAAGCGTGGAGTGCCTGTCGTAGCGCCGTTTGGCCAATATTCCTTCATGAAAGAAGTATCTCTAAACTCTAAGAATATCTGTTCATTGTCTTTGGTCATCATGACATATCGGTGTGTCAGGATGTCGCTAGGAGTCGATAAAAACTTGTTGCCAGAGGTCATGTTACCTGTAACCTCTAATTTAAAGACATCTAAATCAATGTCTCGAAGGATACGGTTCTCTGCCATCAAAATAAACGTATTGCACACTGAATTAGTAAAGACGTTTGCGTCTACTTCCGTGTAGTTACGAATATTGGTTAGTAATTCATCATATGTCATGTTATTTGTACCCTAACAGTGCCTACAGAGCCTAACGCTACAATATCTTTGTCTTCAGGATATGGACGCATATCCACCGTGTTATTTGCACTGCCAATACTTTGAAAAGCTGTGTCACCCGGCGCGTTTACATATACCTGCATGGGCTCAACCCTGTCCGGACGTGGTTGCTCAAGCGACTGAGCGTCAGCTACAAACTGTAACGGCTCTAGTTGAGGCTCTTTTGGCTCATAATCGTCTGGGCAGACTTTAAATCCACGCCAGTTTTTTCTTAGTACGTTGTACGGATACCGCTGACCGCAGTAATCACACAATCCATACGAGAACTTACCTGAAGCATATGCCACATTAGTATCCCATTACAGCCGGCACGAAATAAACACTTGCCGTATCTCTATCCTCTGCAGCCGCACGTGCGAACTCTTCTTCGTAAATACCTTTTAGAGCTTGCGTTCTTTCCGGCGTATACTTCAAAGACAAGTAGTAAGCTAATCCTGCCGATAAACAAGGCAAGAAACGGAAGTTAACGTCTGCCGTGTTGTAATAATCGCCCGCATCATCCATGCGTTTAATGCGATAGTAGCGAAGTTGATACAGATTAGTGGCATTAGGCGCTGGATACAGATATACCTTAGGAACGTTGGTACGTTCTACATAAAGCTGTGCAGGCCGTGCCTGTGTCGTTTTATCTGGAATATGCAAATACTCCGCACGACTAATCCTATCTATTACAATGTCTACAGGAGGGCTTTGAGACAGGTCCCTAATAACGGCAGAAAGAACGTTAACAGTATCCGTATCCAAAACCACCTCTGTTTGACCTACCGTCAGGTTAGCTGTTGCAAGTTCAATAGTCCAAAGGTTCAGGCCACGATTTGCCCACTCTAAAAACATTAGATTGAGAGAACGACGAGCAGATTTAAGCTGATTACCGTTGGTCATTTGCATGCCACAACGCTCAAAAGCCTCTTCAATAAGCTCGTCTATCTGTAAATCAAATATCGTGGTACCTGAAGTAGCCATCTAGCACATGCCACCTTTTTTCATTTTTTTAGGGTGTTTTTTACCCTTCATCATAGAGCCGTCATCCATCATGTGGTAGCCTTTTTTAACATCGCCACCTTTTTCCATGCCCATTGCCATGCGTTTGCGAGGACTTACGTCACCGCCGGCAGCCATCATCACAGGACCTGTGGTTTTGCTTGTAGCTTTTACCATCTTGTTTTTAGGACCTTTTTCAACACAACCGCCACCACCTGTTGCTATACCCATTCCTCTTCCAGCCATAATATATCTCCTTAGTTAATGCTTTTCAGTAAGTTTATCAATTTTTGCTTCAAGGCGGTTAATACCGTCTTCAAACCTTTCCATAATTTTTTCAATGTCTGCTCTAACTTCTGCACGAGTAATGTGATCACGCGCTATCTCCTCTCTAGTACGATTAAGTAAAATGCTGAGCCTATCTAGGTCTTCAAACTTAGCTTTAAGCAAAAAACCCATGATGGCTACCATAAAAGATAGCACAATGTTCCATACCATCATTTCCATTATACAGCTGCTCCGCCTTCAAATATCAATGAAACGCTTAGCACATTGGCGTCCGCAAAATCAATAAATACGCCGTCTGTAAACAATACTCCCATGTCAGGAATAATAATGTCGTATGCGCTAGCCGCTGCAGGTGTATTAATGGTGACTAAAGCAGTTGCTCCAGAGGTCGATCCATTTTTAAGGCTAAAGGATGACGCCGTAGCGCCGCATGTGTAGTAAATCCCGTTTATACGGGTTCTACCGGATATAGCGGCTGCATCTGCCGTTTTAGTAACGAAACTTAAATTACTTGAAATACTCATTTTTAACTCCTTTAGTAATAGAAGTTAAAATTAAGCTGGTGTAATAGCTGTAGAACCGTCTGAAACAACCCATGTAGATGCTGCAGTAGTACCAGTAGCTGTGTATTGTTTACCAGTAGCTAAATCTACAACAGTTTTACCTACTACTTTACCTGTGGTATTAATTGCATTACCGATTGCGCCTAAGGCTGCGGCAGTGGATTGTGGAGTTACAATTGCTGAGGTTGCTGTAGTCGCTGTGGTAGCGGTAGTTGCAGTGGTCGCTGAAGTCGCTGTGCCCGTTACATTGCCGATAAAGCCATTTGTGGACGTGACTGGACCCGAAAAGGTGGTTGATGCCATTTGAATTTCTCCATACAAAGTAAAGCTCATTAGTCGTGTATGCGTCTGCCGGGACAGTCTAATAAGCCGGATAATTCCCGGAATACTCACAATATACACTATCTACATAAAAATAAAAGGTCTTTTTGCAATAAAAAAGCCACCCGAAGGTGGCTTTCCATTCTACGTATTACCGTTGAATTATGGTGTACCTGGTGAACCGAAGATACCGCGTGGATCGCTGTAACCGAAGCTATATCGCTCACGTGCTTTGTAACGTACGTTACCTGTATCGAAATCACCTTCAAAACCAGTTTTGAACGCAACACGTTCAAACATTTTCATGCCGTTAGGGGCATCAGTTTTGATGAAGAACGCATCTGGGTCTGTTAAGTAATGGTTAACTGTGTAACCTTGTGGAACCATACCCATGTTTTTGATAGCGTTGATATCGTTATCAGCAGTACCAACACGTAGAGTAGATTTCAAAATGCGGTCTGCGGTAAATTGTAATTCTTTTGGAATAATCAATTTTAAACCACGAACAGCGATTTTTAAACCACGCTCATCAGTGAAGGCTGAGATGTCAATCAAAGCTTGCTCTAGTGATGTTTCGCTCAAGTCAGCTGGAGTTGACAACTCGTTGCGTAGATCTGGACCAGACAATGTTGGGTGGTCAGTTGCACACAATGGTTTGCCGTCGCCGCCTACTGATGTAGTGAACGCACCGTTTAACACGGCTGCTGCCTTGATTTGTTTTGTTGTTGCCATTGAACGAGCTAATGCTTTGGTGTAACGAGCAGCAAGTGATGCGTACAAGTTATCTTCAACAGCTTCTTCAGTTAATGAATAAGCCAAAGCAATGGTTTCGTGTGTATAGCGTGCTGTATAAACTTCTTGAGCATTGTCGTATGAAACGCCAGCACCCTCAGTTTTAACAGGAGCTTCACCGAAGCCAGACAACATTACCTCTTCTTCAAACGCACGGTCAGAAGTTTCGATGTCGTAGATTTGCTCGTGCTCTTTTTCGTAACCCTTGTATTCCATACCGAACAATGCGTTCAGACCTGGCTCAAGTTCTTTTACTAGTTGGGAACGTGAAATTGCCATGATTAAGCTCCTTGACCAGCAACGCCAGCGCTGCCGAATAGATGTTCATTGATTTTTACAACCGCAACGGCGTTAGTGCCGAATTCGTTGCCTGGAACGTTGTATAAACCAACGATTTTCAAGTTCAAAGCTGCTGCGTTAGCGATAGTTGAAGAATCCAACTCATATGCAGATTGACCTGTTGTTGTATTACCTGTGCCTACAGCCACATCAGCATTTTTACCGATGTTAGCTTGTACAAAGCCTTCGTCGCATTGAATGATGAATAATTGCGCTGGATCATCGATAACATCAGCTTGGATAGTGCCTTGAGTGATGTTAACGCTGCCTGGATAGTAGTTCTTCCATGTAGGTTTGCCAGTTGTTGGGTCAATGTAGTTACAACCGTTAAACACGCCTGCTGCTGCAGTGTGTGTTGCTGGGTCAAAAGCTACTACATAACCGTTAGAGATTGTTACCAAGTCACCTTGGAAAATTGCGCCTGCTTGGTTGTCGTTAATTGTGAAACCGTACTGAGCTTGCGCACCAGTAGCTGAAAGGTTCCCCATTGCACGAAGACCAAAGGCTTTATCTACGTTTGCCATTTTGTCATTTCCTTAAATTAAGTTATTCGGAGGATTTAGGTCCGCCGAACGATACACGGGTCTGACGAGTAGGATTCTGAATTCGCATGGACGAATGCCCATTTGATTTACTTAAATCGTTATCGACAGCCATTAATTGGTCATGGGTGCGTGATTCATAATACGCACGGCGTTCTGCTGCTGTCTCCTCTGGGATTCGTGCAAGCATAAGACCTCCCACGCTGATAACACCAGCATGTCGGCCATCGTCTACCGAAGGACTGCTGAACTCTGGGTACTCGTCGGCACGTACTAATTCATAACCTTCACGTAACTTACCCGTGACGTTAATACGGTCTTCTTGTCCACCAGATTCTGCACGTATCCAACGGTGCTTGTATCCAGGAGGCGCAGGAGGCGCATCCAATCGTGAAGGAGGGGCCCAAGATTTGCGACGCGCAGTAGTTTCGCGAGAATCGGTCTCACGGGCACTGCGATTAAGTTTTGGCACATTGGTATCTTGACTCATTTTATTACTCCTTAACGTATTTGGCGTATTCTTCTAACGGAACACCCAATTTTTTAGCAATCGCAACTTGACTCGGTGATAACCGGACAGTGCGGCGTGCGTTATTTACTCCAGAAGACCTGGATGCAGGCGCAACCGTTTGCACGGGTCGGTTGGTCCTGGTTTTTTGACCAAACTGCGTTGGAAAAGCTTCACGCAGTCTGTTATTTAGCTCATCATAATACTCATCTGAGTTTGGGTCAAATCTTTCTGCTAAAACTAGCTGTTTATGTATGCCTTGAGCAGCATGTGTCATTGCAACGTTCTTGCCATACCATTCGTTCTCCTCGGCCCACGCTTCTGCTTTAGGGTCATAGGTAGGACGTTGTTGTTGAACAGGCTGCTGCACTTGTTGTGGAGCTTGTTGCGCTTGTTCCTGAGTATACTGACGACGTGACGCTATTTCCGCAAGACTGCGTTGTTCCATCTGAATCTCAGTCAAACGCTCTTGAGCTTCGATTTCAGTGTCGTAGTCACCTTCTTCACGTGCCTTACGAATAATTTGTTTTAACGCTACAGATTGCGTTTCAATACGGCTCTTTGCTTCGCCTAGGCGGGCATTGTCAGAGTGATACGCTTGTTGTTCGTAAGCCTGAGCCTTTTCTTGTACGCTTTTCGCGTATTCCAAAGCGGCTTGTTCGCGACGTTCTGTCTCACGCAGACGCGCTGTAAGCTTGTCAATACGTTTCTTTACCTTGTCGCTGTATACATCTAATTCCTCGCTTTGCGCCTGTGTTGATTGTGTCTCAACAATGGGAGCCGCGCTGGATTCATTTTCAATCAGTTCCGAACCGCCGTCGTTATCAATCTCGACGGTAGCAGGACTTTCGTCTTCTTCCCCTACCTTAAAATCTAATTCTTCAGCCATAGCTTTCTACTCCTTACATATGCAAGATGTCTTCTGGGTCATTTACAATCCCCAAGATTTCATCATCGTTTAAAAAACGGATTTCACCACCATCGATAGAAATACGTGAACCTGCGTACCTGCCAAAGATAATCCAGTCGCCTTCTTTGCACCATGCGCCGAATGGGAATTTGGATTCGTCCTTGTAGGCTAAATCACCCAAGCTTAATACGTAGCCACAATTAGTAGCCAGCTGCGTACGTTTCTGAGTTTCTTCTGCTATCACAATACCGCTTTTCGTGCGTTCTGCGCCACGATAAGGCAAGATTGCTACACGCCATCCTGTAGGACGAGGAATACGGCTTATGGCCTCCTCAGGTATCAGGGATGGGTCGAACTGGCCTTCAGCATTGTATGCATCGTCAATAGACGGCTGTTTATTCTGCTCATTCTCTAGCCACTTACGTTCTAGCGCTGTTAGGTTCTTTGTTTCTTCTTCTGCCATAAGGGTCTCCACGGTTAAAAATCTAAATCATCAGGATTAGAGTTCAAGGATTCCTTGATCATATCCTCTACGAGTTTTAAGCCTTCTAGACGCCCCATCATGAAGCGATAACGCTCCATGTTGGCAATGGTTCCGTTCAGCACAATGCCTTCGGAGTCCGACTGTAACTTTCTAACTTCCTTAAGAAGTCTTTCTGCATATTCAAGCATGGTTCAATCTTCCATGTAAAAGGCAGACGATCAAGAGCCCTCGTCTGTAGGCTTAAAACTATTTGTTCTTCTTACTCTTTGGTTTCTTTGCTGTCTTCTCAGACTTTTTAAATGCTTCTTCAGTAGGCGCGCCTTTTGAACCTGGCTTCCTCATTTTCTCGCCACTGCCTTCTTCAATGCGCTTACGCTTTGCATTGATGTTTGCGTATAGACCTTGTGCCATTAGCATTTCCACCTTTTTAATGATGCTGCTTTACGAGTCGGACGACCTTTCTCGTCCACCATAGGGCCAGGCATGCCTGACATCCTTGCGCAGAATGACTTACGTCGTGCTGCGTCTTTCTTTGTCTTAGGATTAGGAGCAGGCGCCTTTAAGTTAGAGCCTGTTGCCTTGTTATACTTTGCACGGCCTTTAGCAGTAAGCCCCGCGCCTTTCGACACAGGAAGCTTCTCACCACGGCCCACGGCTAAGGATACGGTTTTCTTTGCCATGTTAGCAAATCTTTCCGCGTGTTTTGCCACGAATTGCGCAGCCATCTCCTCGGCGTGAAGCTGAAGACTTGACCAAACCGCCTTTTTTCATCTTTTCAGGTACTTCTGTTATGTACAAGCCTGAGTCTTCTTTTTTCATTTTTGGCCCGTATACTTTACCTTCTTTATTAATTCGTTTTCCAGTGCCTTCCGAAGTCTCTAGCATTACTGAAGTATCATTATCTAATTGTTTTTTAAAGGTTTCGGCTAATGCTTTATTTTGGGCGTTTTTAGAATTAATATTTTTTTTAATAAAATCTAATTTTATTGAATCTAATTTTTTAATGTTTGCTAACATATTATTTAAATCAGATGGTACATCTTCTTCGTATTTAGCCATGATTATCCCCGCAATCCTTTATTCCTGTTAGCAAATCTTCACGCGACGGTTGCCGTCTTTCTTCTTGACGTATGTTACTTTACTGCTCATTACATCGCCACCGTCTTTCATGTAGCCCATCTTGTTTCGCACTTCCGTAGGGAGCTTAGCCAAGCCTGGTTTTGCTTTTGCATCCACGGCTTTCAATTCTCCACCTTGTTTCAACTTAACTGGCTTAGCTTTACCTGCTTTGCCCAAAGAAATGGCAACAGCTTGCTTTACAGCCTTAGCCTTTGACGCTGGCTTGCTTGTGCCAATCTTACCTGTTTCCTTGTAGTCACCTACCAACGTACTGATGTTGCTAGATACGGTTTTCTTGCTACTACCTTTTTTAAGCGGCATTGTTATCTCCTTGCTGTTGTCCTAACATCTGTTGTTCCATAATGGCCAAGCGCTCACGGGCAATAGCAGCACGTTCCTCTGCAATTGCATCTTGAGATTGCAGACTAGCTTGGTCGTCTTGCGCTTCTTGTTTCAATTTCTGCTGTTGGATTGCCAATTTCTGCTGGTCATTCGCTGCATCCGCCGCGTCAGCCTTAGCACGTTGATCCAACTCTTGTTTCTTAAGCTCAACCACAGGGTCAACAGGAGGCGCACCTGCACCAGAGATTTGATCTTGCAATGCTTTAACGTCAGCCATGGATTGCGCTACTTTCAATGCAATCATACCCTCTTTTTGGATAATGGACACCATGCCGTCAGGATCCGTACCGTAAGCTTGGAATAATTCTGCTTCCACGTCCTCTTCCGCTTTGATTCGGATGTGTTGTAGGATGTGTTTCTGCAATATAGAAGCAGACATAGGATTCGCCTGCAACATTGGC